CTCAAAGCAAATTTTGGACATGGCCTTCATAAGGGATTTTTCCACTAAAAAGTATATTTTTGGACATGGCCTTCATAAGGGAATTTTTCCACTGAAATTTTGTCTTTGGAATTCAAAGGAAAAAGACAAAAATATTACTGTGTACCATTTTTTGTCCCAAAAAGACGCACCAAAAAGACGTACAAAAAGACGCACAAAAAAGACGACCAAAAGACGCACAAAAAAAGACGACCAAAAGACGTACAAAAAAAGACGCACAAAAAAAGACGCACAAAAAAAGACGACCAAAAGACGCACAAAAAAGACGACCAAAAAAGACGTACAAAAAAGACGCACAAAAAAGACGACCAAAAAAAAGACGTACAAAAAAAGACGACCGGAAAGAAAGTCAAAAAAATGATTCAAATTTCCAAGAATGATATTATCTTTTGTAAGGATATAGGAAGTACACATTTGCAAAGATGCCTGTTATCTCACAAGAGTCATTAACATTAATATCAAATTTTGTTAAGGATGGACGGATTAAAGAGTTTTTACGATTCTCAATTCATGATGAGTCTGAAATCGAGAGAAAAGTAAATACTGTAGCTTCACCTGAACTAGAAAAACATCTTACTGATCTTTTGAAGAAATACAACATTAAACGTAATTCTCCAACAACATGGTACATTATGTGTTGCCTTATTGATAGAACTCCTTCCTTGTGGTAAAGGCTATATTGAATGTATTAATTATTAGTAGTATTAGTAATATTCAAACTTCTTTGATTAGACCAGAAAGAAGACCATAAAGAAGACCAGAAAGAAGACCAGAAAGAAGACCAGAAAGAAGACCAGAAAAAGACGACCAAAAAAGACGAGGAAAGTTTGTTAAACTTTGTGGAACTTTTTTAAGAGCGGGATTTTTGAAACTTTTTTTTAAAATGACTTTTTTAGTTACGATCAGGAAAAATTTTGAATAAAAAAAAATCCCCACACAACTGAGAGACTTCGTCATGTTTTTTTTCAACCAAGGAGGCAAAAAAACATCAAAATTATTCGGAATTTTCATCTCCGTCTTTGATCGTCTTTGGAAAAAAAGACATGGCAAACTTTTTACATGGCAAAGTTTAGTAAGAAAGTTTAACAAAATTGACTGAGAAATGACTGACGTTTCTTGGAAAAAAAACATGACGAAGTCTGATCCAAAATACACAAAGAAATACAAAGAAAGAATAAGTCAAAGCGTAGCCAAAGAAAATAAGAAGTATTAATGGGTATTAATGGGTATTAATGGGTATTAGTGGGTATTAATGGGTATTAGTGGGTATTAATGGTAGGGTGGGAGCATTAAAATAGTTATTGGTCAGCCACTAGTTGTAGGAATTTTTTATAAAGATAATTTATTTGTATTTGGCATTTGTTGGATACTAATCTATGAGATCTATCTTGACACACATTATGTGGTTTTATGTCAGTAACTATGGATAAGAATATTAATTTTCTGACAAAAAAGTATTTTTTCTTGCTTATAAGGAAATCACAAGCATATTTTATTTTATCAATTTGATGTCTATTTACTCCTAATGACAATAACCATTCCCATATTTTATTATAATCTGTTGTGATTATTTTGATTAATGCTTGTTTACATTTTTCTACCATCTTTGCATTGAATGATATAATGAAATCAATCCAGATAGGATTTGTGTAATTGTTCCACATTTTTTTGTATTTAGAATTATATGCTGTATTTAATGCGTCAGCGCATATTTTATCCTCATCTAAATCGTTATTTTCTTCTACCTCTAAGTCATTATCTTCTAAATCATTATATTCTAAGTTATTATCTAAGTCAGCATTTTTTTCTAATGATTCATATTGTTCTTTCCGCATATCCTTTGTAGATTCCTTTGTAGAATTCTTTGCAAGAGTACACATATCATTACATAAAACGAATTTTGATATAAGTGCACACAATTTGTTCCTAAATTCTAATGTATTTGCTAAATAATCAGTATGAAGAGTTTTCAATTGTACAATAACAAATTTGTGAAACTCATAAATATCATACAATATGCTAATATTTATCTTATAATGATACGATATATAATATTCATATAACAGGAATATTAGTCTTCTATAAGATTGTGTCGATATAAATTCTATTGAGACCATTTGAGCTTCTTGGAGATTCTTTTTTGAAATATAATTGAATAGCTCTACATCTGCTTTTTTTATATTTCTGTTCAAAAATGTTTTCCATTGAGCTCTTGAAAATTGAAAATTAAGCTGAAATTCATCAGGAATAGTATAAAGTAACGGATTAAATGGTTTATAAACTTTACCAGACACTTGATTATCAATGACATTTTTAATGAATTTTTTACTCGAATCCGAAAATCTGTCTAACTCTTTTGATGATTTTAATTGATAATTCTTTGTTACATTTGCTAATCTATCTACTAATAACATATTTATATTATCATGTAATAACATTCTATGATTTTCAAGAATATCAATAATAGATATTGATGATACTTCATGTAATTTTTTAGTTATAATATCACTATTCTTTTTTTTACCTACTATTGGAAAGCTTAAATCTTCAATAATTTCTCTTTTTATGTTTTTTATGAATGCTTCAACACTTTCATTATTCTCAACATTTTCATTATCACTAGAGTCATTATCACTAGAGTCATTATCACTAGAGTCATTATCACTAGAGTCATTGGAGTCTTTTTTATCTGTTACAAGACTGTTAAATTTATTAACAGATGAGTCGACATCTATATCAATTAAAATATCTTTAGGTGTTCCCTTATTTTTGGGTATTTCTTCTTTAGGTATTTCATCTTTAGGTGTTTCTTCTTTAGGTGTTTTTTCTTTAGGTGTTTCATCTTTAATAAGATGTTTAGGAACAATACCTTTTTTTATTATTTTAGTTGGTTTTTTACCAGCCTTTGGTGTTAAAAACTTATATTCTTCTTTTATTTTTATTTTAATAGGTGTTTCTTTGGATTTAGGTGTTTCTATAGGAGCACTAATATGATTAATATTATTAACATGAATGGGTATTTCTTTGCATTTAGGTGTTTCTATAGGAGCACCAATATGATTAATATTATTAACATGAATGGGTATTTCTTTGCATTTAGGTGTTTCTTTGCATTTAGGTGTTTCTTTGCATTTAGGTGTTTCTGTAGGAGCACCAATATTATTAATATTATTAATATTATTAACATAAATAGGTGTTTCTACTTTAATAGTCTTAGTAGTAGTCTTATTAGTCTTAGTAATATCTAATTTATATATATCGTCATCTGAATCACTATTATATTCACTAATAGGTGTAGATGGTACAGAATCTTTTATGTACGAGATCTTATTAACTTTTTTTACCTTACTCATACATAAATAATATATTGATTATGCAATTTATCTCTTATTCATATTTCTGAACTTAAACCTTCTGCTATTTCATTCAATATAACTTTAAGTAATGTTAATTTATGTAAATGATGCTTTATTTTTTCAACAGTTTGTTCGACTGTAAACCAGCCTATTTTTCTTATTTCAGATGATAGTGTTTTATTGTAACTATCATAATAAATAAAATCATTCTTTTTACTATGTGACGTGTAATCAGAAATAAAGTAATTATTACAATATTCGTTGTTATTTGTTCCAAAAAATTTCTCTTTAAAAATATATGGACAAACATCTTCGACAGATAACTTAATATCTGTTTCTTCTGAAAATTCTCTTATTGCACAATCAATATCTGTTTCGCCAAATACACGTCTTCCTTTTGGAAATTCCCAATCTGGTTCAAAAAATACTATAGGAATAGTGTCTAGTAAATGCATATAATTCTGAGAAAATATTTGATATTTCTCTTTACAATCATAATATCTCTCTTTATTTAAAGGTAAATCTTTATCATTCCAACACCAAACCATATCCCATAAATAATCAAAATTGTTAGTCTTTACAAGATATCTCTCATTATATGGCATAAGTTTTATTATTTCATATAAATGTGGCTCACTTAATGTTTGATTTGCATTTCTAAAATATTTAGCTGAAATTAAACTATCTAAACTATAACTAAATTTTCTTTGTATTAGTAAGAATTTAATTGCTGTTCCACTATTTGCTGGTAAAAGAGAACCTATAGTTGATAAATTTCCAATAATATCATATTTATATAATATGATTCCATAACTGTTCTTAGGAAATTTGCATCTTTTCTGTATATGTCCTCTCTTTCCACAGTTTAGACATATTATTTTGTCAAATTTACTTTGACTATTATTGTTGTAATTATTATTATTGTTGTAATTACTATTAATACTATTGATACTATTAATATTATTACTATAGTAGTAATTATTTTGTGAATATTGGTATGAGCCATAAGAACCATAAATTGGTTCTGCTCTTGATAATTGTTCAAGATTATAATTCATGTAATTTACAGATATTCTTTTAGTTTAAACATATAATATAAGTATAGTTTTATTTATATATATCATTGGCAGTATTTTTTAGTTATTATGATTATTGCGAGTTTTGATATTGGAATTAAAAATTTGGCATTTTGTAAAATGTCCTATAATTCACAACTTCAAAAAAATAATTTTACAATTCATGATTGGAGATTGATAGACTGTAGAACATCTACAACAGATGTTATAGCAAAATTAGATATATGCGAATTGGCAACAACAATTATAAAAAAACTAAATGAGATTGATTTTAATGATTGTGATGAAATCATATTAGAGTACCAACCTCATTTAAAAGTAAGACCGTCAAAAACTGGTTTGTTTAAACAAGTTGGAGGAGGTTCTGTTGTAAATACAAAGATGAAAGATGTATCAATTATTGTTATGAATTACTTTATAATGAAATACATAATTACAGAAGGTCATAGAATGAAAGTTCGATTTGTTAGTTCAAAAAATAAATTAACTGTATATGATGGTCCATATATTGAGTGTAAATTAAAAACACCATATGCTGTTAATAAATTTTATTCCAAGCATTATACAATATATTTGTTGCGGTATAATCAAAAATGGCTTAATTATTTCAATGATTTTAAGAAAAAAGATGATCTTGGCGATTCTTTTCTTCAAGGTGCATGGTATTTAATGGCAAATGACTCAACAAAGCAAGGAATAAAATCAACAAAACCAGAAAAGCCAGCAAAGCAACCAAGGCAAGAAACAAAACACTCAGAAAAACAAACAACGCAAGCAGTTATTCCATGTATTAATAAAATAAAATTGAAGATACACCAAGTCTCGAACACAAATACTTCTTCTGAAGATACTGCTACTAATGCATCAACAAAGATTAAATTAAAATTAAAGACTAAAGAACCAATAATAGAAGAGTCAATAATAGAAGAGCCAATAGTAGAAGAGCCAATAGTAGAAAAGCAAGAACAAAAGGCAGACACGACAGAAATTATAATGCCAACAGGACAAGAGAAATTATTACTCATAAAGAATAGTGACACATCTCAGAAAATAATGTGTCAAAATAATATTAAAAAGATGAAAACATTTAGTAAAGTTCGTAAACCAAATGGCAATGGAATGTACACTTTAAATAATGTATGCTGGTTCGTTAAAAATACTCTAAATACTCTAAATACTACTAATACTTTACATAACAGAAATTTAATTGAAAAAGCATGTGCAAATGATTCAAAGCTAAAAATAGCATTCAATTTCTTTTTTGGATCAATCGATAATTTTATTCAGTTTTACAAATAATCTATTAGACTCTATTAGACTCTATTAGACTCTATTAGACTCTATTAGAGAATAATTCTCTATATTCTCTATATTCTCTATATTCTCTATATTCTCTATATTCTCTATAAAAGAATGGATGAATCAATAAAATTAAATAAAAAGTTAACTGAATTGTTCAATGTTCGTGGATGGTCTGTAAAAGAAAAGAACTTATTTTTGGTAATTAAAAAATTTTATGATAGATATAATGAAAAATTCTTGATAGAATCTGTTATAGAAGATATCAAAGCAATTAGAAGTAATTTGAAAGATCTTAATTGGTATTCAAAATGCAAAAACCAATGCTCTATATCGACAATGTTATCAACATTAAAAATAGAACATGTTCGTTATATTAAAGAGCATCAAATAACATTATTGTCAATATCTATAAAGATATTTAATTATTCATTAATCATTTCATATTATAATAATTCTTACAATGGTTGTAATTATTGTAATTATTATATTTATTTTATGATAGATAATAAGAAGTATTATATTGCTTATTATAACAAAGTAATTGGTATGTCATTTAATGACACGTCAATGGCAATTTCTAGTAGTATAGCATCTATACCAGAAATTGATGCCATACATATAGCTACACGATCAGATTTGACAAAGAATGAATTATTAATGTTTCTAATAGAGATTATACTATATTATGATCAATCTGGTGAAATTGGAAATTTACCATTAACACACATTACTGATATTACATTGAATAAGATACATGAAACTGGAGAAAAAGTTTTAAGTAAAGAGAAATCTCCATCTTAAACATTAACTGATCCAATTACCTTATAAAATAAAACAATAAAATAATTACAATGATCTTCTGCATAACAATTAAATAAATAAAATAATTAAAAAGAAGTTATAAAGAAGTTATAAAGAAGTTATAAAGAAGTTATAAAGAAGTTATAAAGAGTATGCTAAACTTCAATGCTGGTAATACATTTTGTATTACTCTTGATAAGCGACGTGAAAGTATTATAAGAAAATGCTCTGCAATTGGATTAAACATAACAATAGTTGATGCGGTGACGCCGGACAAACTTGATAAATCATTAAATTTTTGGAATTACTTAAACGAAACAAATCGGGCTTGTAGTCAGTCTCATTTTAATTTATGGCAGAAAATAGTAAATGAGAAAATACCTTATGCTATGATTATTGAAGATGATGCATGTTTTGTTAGAGATTTTTTTGCAAAATTAAGTACATTTCCACCAAATACAATGTTTGATTTAATTTTATTGAATTGTTCTGAACCAATTACTACATTAAATGAATGGGTAAAAGTATGTGAGCAATATCTTGCTGGTGGATATATTCTTTCATACAACGGAGCGAAACTTCTTACCGAATCATATTCTAATCTGTTGGCAACTACAGATTGGATGACATCAAGATTGCAGAATTGTGGTCGATCCTATGCATATTTTCCATGGTTAATAATACAAGAAGGAATTTCTTCAACAATAGGATCGAATGTTGAAGCAGATCATGAAAAGGTACTAAGATGTTTAAATGCTATAAATTATGATATAAATAATTATTTATTTTAAATACTCTTATATAAAACGATGCCATTTTCACCATTGACAAGAGAAACAACTATAAGAGCTGATATGGTATATAAACTTACTGACAATGCCGATACTAATAATTATTATTATGATAGTATTAGTGATATTCGTAATGCAAATTGTGAAGAATATGCCGAATTAAAATCATCGAAATGGAATTTATTTCTTCTAGAACATGATTATAACCACCAGACATTTCCATGTAAAATATATGAATTGAATCCAAATTGGATTCTATCGTCTACTAACAGATGAAGAATATCAGGAAAGACTAGACACTAATGACACTAAAAAAGAAGAAGACACTACTAAAGACACTAAAATAGAAGAAAGTACTCTAAATAGAATATTAGTATGCCCATGTACTGCTTGTTCTCCAAATAGAGATGACATGAATGAAGATACATATGGATATCAAAGAAATTATTATCTCAAATCATTGTACATTTTGTACATGTTGTGATTGTGTATGTCCTGCGAGATTTGAATTAAGACAATTTGATTCTGAACCTACACTTATTAATTGGGATGGATCTTGTTACGGTAGATGTATTGTATGCAAAACGTTTGATACATATTATGAAAATTCTATCAAAAACACAAATGTCATTCGAAAATTACTTAAAATTGATACGTCAGCAAATAAAACAATGGAGTAGTGATAAAAAGTGATTTCTCAAGATAATACCAATAACCTGTTTAATTTATCTCTTTGTTTAATGTGTTTTTAAATTGATCAATAAATAATCTTTTACTTGCTGAACGGAGATGATCTACAATGAGGACGAGCAACCTTACCTGTCTTCTTGTTGGCTTTCTTTGGTGTAGTCCAAACACATGGTTTGCCGTTAATGGAACGCGATTTGCCATGTGGACAATCTCTTTGTTCAAGACCCTTACACAAGGTACCAGCACTCTTTGGTAGAACATAAGAAGCTGATGCTTTCCATGCTGCGGCAGCATCATAGATAGTGAATGTCTTGCCAGATTGTCTGCACTCAGTTGCAAATTGCTTGACAAACATGTTGTAAGCAGATGGTTTGCGTGGTTTAGTTGCGGGTTTGCCTCCAAAATAGTCCATTTTTTGTTTGTATATTCCTATAATAGAAAAAATTTGTATTCTCTATAATATTAATTATGATCATATTATGTTTGGTATTATGTTTTAAAGATCTACAATATGACTATTGATTATATCTCTGTCAAATAATTTCTATAGTAGATTATGATAATTAAAAACTTAAGACACAAAGTATAAGAGATGAGTTTAATTATAGGTCATATTTTAATTCCATTTAATTTATTACTTTGCTTAATTATTTATTTTATTCTTAATTGTAAAAATAAAATAAATAATTATGGAATAAATATAAAATGAAATTTATAAGTCTATGGAAACAATATTTTTCAAGTAATTTAAGTAATTCAGATCAATTATTTAACATATATAAATCCGTTAATTTAAAACAAACAAGTATATGTTTTAATAGAAGCCATATATAATTCCATATAACTCAAAACATTATATATTTTGGCACGATGGAACTTATACTATGCCTGAAGCATTAAAAACAACTCAAACAACTTCTATTTTATGGAACGTTTCTAAAGATAAACAAATTAAAGATATAGTAATATTTGAAAATGCTCTACAAAATAGAAGTGTCAAATATATAAACCATTATCATTTAATTGCTTTTTATTTTTAGATTATGATAATTGTTTTTTACCATACTAAGTTTTCAAGAATTTGATCATTACACTCAGCAAAATACCAATCTACATGTAGACCTCTAAATTTTTCAAGATAATACCAATAACCTGTTTCATTTATTACTTTGTTTAATTGTCTGTGTTTGACTGTTTTTGTAAACAATTCAATTTCTGTTAAAGTAGTATTAAAAAAGTTTACTAATGATTCAACGTCACCAATAAAAAAATTACCATAAAATCGCAATATTGGATCATTAACATAATCCAATATTTGCCCAGTTTGGAGTTCAAATGCCCAATTTCCGGGGATTTTTAAAAACTTCTTCCCTAGAAATTGTACTTTTGATAATTCGTGTAACTTACAAGACCATTCATATCGTCTTTCTTGTTTAAATATTGAGAATATATTAAAATCAATCCACGAATAGTATAAAGTTTTAAATGCATTCATTTGTATTGCATTCATAACAAGACTAAGTTTTGGTATTTGTAATTCATTATCAACATATCGTATTATCAGATTTTTCCTATATGCAATCTTGTTCCTCAGAGTAGAAGATAAAAATAATACAGTTGGAACGGGTGGTATCAATTTAAAATACCATGTTTGCTGTCTACTAAGAGTTGATTGTTTTGATAAGAAAGATGTTACAAATGTTATTGTCCAATTCTCTGAGGGCTTTAAAGAAACCCCTAAAGAAGAAGAATAGTAATTTGAATGTATTAATTGTATGTCATTGCTTATAGAAATATTACCTAGTTTAATTATTTCTCTTTTTAAATTGTTAACAAAATCATCGGTTAGTATGGAATTTAATACATCCTCATTTGATGCAACAACATACCAACAATTATCACGTGCTTTGTCTACTTTGTCTGCGGTGTTTTCTTCATGTAGTTCATGTAGTTCACATAAAGTAATTTTACGTACAATTATTAGTTCACTTGGAATATGAATAATACTATCATCATGGTCAGATGCATACCAATACAATTTAAAGTTTTTGAGTAGTCCTTTTCTATCAAGATATGCATAGAAATTTGTTTCCCATATCATTCTTGGATCTGTTTTATCTGTAACAAATTGAGTTAATTCATTATTCCAAATGTGATACAATTTTATTAAAGATTTACTATCACCACAGAAGAATCCTCCACAAAAGTGCCAATTTATTTCATTTAAATAGTCACTATCTTCATATCCATTACACCCCGGAAAAGCTAAAAATTCATCCTCGAGAGCGCTTTCATTTAGCATCTGAAGATATTTTATCGCACTATCATGATCTTTAATAACATGAAAGATTCTAAAATCTATCCAAGCATACTTTCTATTTTGATGTTCTTCGCCTTGGCCTTCTTGTAAATCGCATGCTCTCTTAATAAATTCAATCTTAGAATTCATTAATATCATAAAATTAAGACTATCTCTGTCATCAGATCTGTTTTTAGGCAACACAATATCATCTTTATTCGCATATACAGAAAGTGGTAAACTATCAAATGTTGCATATATAACTTTTACGTTATCATGCTTCTCTTGTGTCTCTTGTGTCTCTTTTCTAATTGAATTGGTAATTTCAATATAATAATCTTTAAATGCCTCATCAATGAATGCTATTATGTTAATTCCAGATCTTTGTAATTTTTCAAAATTTGAAAATGTATCCTTAATATTAACTTCAAGATCAGGAACTTTAATAAATGCAGTAACAAATGTTAATGACATAATATAAGTAATATAAAGTAATCTATGGTTATATTATTTATGCCGTGCAAAGAAAAAAAGTCAATCAATAATAATAGTCAAAATAATAGTCAATATTCAATATAATGGTCAGTAATATAACAATAATCAATTAAATCACCATTTCTTACAACATAGTGATTAGACTGCAACAACACTTTGTATTTTTCTGGCATATCTTTCATTTGTTCATACATTTTGTCATCGCTTTGGGAAAAAACATGTATACGATGACCTATATATTCTTTCTTATTATCAAAACAATCAAATAAAGAAAAAAATAAATATTTTTTGAAGGCTCCTCAGAAAGGGGCTATGGGGGACAGCATGTCCCCCAACAACATAAACATTCCAGAATGTTCCTTAGCAAGGGGGCTATGGGGGACAGCATGTCCCCCAACAACATAAACATTCCAGAATGTTCCTTAGCAAGGGGGCTATGGGGGACAGCATGTCCCCCAACAACATAAACATTCCAGAATTTTCCTTAGCAAGGGGGCTATGGGGGACAGCATGTCCCCCAACAACATAAACATTCCAGAATGTTCCTTAGCAAGGGGGCTATGGGGGACAGCATGTCCCCCAGCATATCCCCCAGCACAGGGACATCATAATACCATTCTCCTGAAACTCCATCAAGAACTCCTTTTCCATGCTTTAATCCATTTGATACAGATCCAGTATAAACAGATGCATCTTTGTATGTTATTGTTCCTTGTCCATTTGGTTCACCATTATAAAAATCACCTTCATACTGCATAATGTTTTGATAATCTGTAAGTAGCCCTCGCCCATGCGGTAATCCTCTTCTAAACGTTCCGGAATATACCGTGTTTCCTGTTCTAATTGTTCCTACACCATGTAGGACGCCATCAACAAATTCTCCTTCTTGATTTACACCAGTGGGAGAAACAACAAGACCTGAACCATGTGCTTTGCCATATTTATAAGATCCAATATGATATGTACCATTCCTGTAAATAGTTTTTCCATATCCATGACGAATTGGTTCTGTATGATGAATAGACCCAGTATACATTAACATTGGAGTATTACTATTGTATTCTATTATGTAATCTCCAGAATTACTAGTGCTAATAGTGCTATCAGTGCTAATAGTGCTATCAGTGCTAATAGTGCTATCAGTGCTAATAGTGCTATCAGTGGTAATAGTATGAATATTTTCATCCATAAGTTGTTTGTCAGTGAACGTCATGTATGATTTCTTATGATGTTTATGATTGTGTATAATTGTTTTTATTAATATTCTTTAGTATTCTTTATTGGAGAGTATTTATTGGAGAATATTCATATGGACTCCTAATTGGAAATATACAATTAAGTATTTTCTTCGTTCTATGTATGTCTTTTTCTGATGGATCATTAATAAAATCATCTTGCAATGTTAAAACACGAGCAGTGGCAGGAATACTGCCATTATTGCCTATAAGGTCTTTATATGTTAAACAAATTGTATTGATTTTTCTAGCTATTGCATGTCCTTTATAATATTGATAATACTGATGAAATCCACACATAACACCTATATCTTCAGCACTTCTAAATTTTGATAACTTAGTTTTCTCTATCTCTTCGGAGACATATAGATCACTTTGTTTGTGTCCAACATAAGGAGCATGGCTTAAAGCGGGTCTATATGCATCTGCAGATGATAATTCCATTTTTTCAAGAAGTTGATGAATATTTCTCCATGCATACTCATGTGATCCACTAGAAGAAGTGACATTACGCCCTTTTTCGTAATTATCCACGTAGAAGACGATTTTATCATTATTATTATTTTTATCATTATTTTTATCATTATTATCATTATGTGATATGAAATCTCTCATATTCCAATTACCAAGCATCCAAATATCATCATTTAAATATACAAATATTTTTGATATATTTGGGATATTTTCAAGACATGCCTCAATAGCATGAGAATTATATGTAGATTTGTGATCAGGCATAATCTGAGAATGTCTAATTATAATTACTTTTTCTTGATTGAGCCATGATGGTAATGTTTGTTTATCATGTACAACTATATACAAATTTCTGATTAGGTGACCACATGATAAATTAATTGATCTAAGAGAATATTTTAACTCATCAAATCTACTCTTGTATCTATTGATTGTCGCACTATCACATGGCAAATGCTTTGCTTTATGATACTCTTCACGAAAATCTTCTTGCCAAGCAGGGCAATCACTATTAACCCATGTAACTACAAAATCAATATGGTGGGGGACGGGACGTCCCCCAAAAAAACTTTTCCTGAAATATGAGCCAGTTATTTTCTCTCTTGTTGATAAATGTTTTAAATACTCGTGTGTTTTTTGTATTAATGCAACATTTGTACTTTTATGCAATAGTTCATCATAATTATTATAGTAAAAAGGATAATCATTTCCAAGATATTCAACAACTGAATCAAGCTTATTTATAAGGATTGGTGTCATGCTAGCTATACACTCAATAAGACCATTGTTGCAAGATGATCCAATTAACTCTGTGACAACAATATTTTTTGTCATAATATCTTCGTAATTAGATGAGCTCAAGTTAACTAATGATACATCATTATGCAATTTATAATATACATTTTCTTTGAATGACTTTAAAATTTCCATTAAATTAAAACGTTTATCTTTTGAAAGCGTATTAGCAATTCTTAACAGAGCATCTTTATCTCTACAAACCCATGTCTTCTTTGTATCATGAGGTGTCGGAAGTGAGAAAATCATTTGTGAATTTCTTAGCCATGTTCCGATTTGAAGCAATTGTTTATTATCATTGTTAATATATGAATCCATACTAAAATGTTTTTCTGGAAATTTAATTGGATGAAATAAACTTGTTACTGGTATAGTATGAAATCCAATACTCTCTAATTTTCTGGAAATATGACATCGCATGCTTTCTGAAAATACAAAAATATGTTTACACATTTTAAGACTCTCTAGAAATGATGCTCTATTACATATATAATCAGGACAATGAATATATTGTTTTTGATCACTATACTTTGAAAAGTATACACGTGATTCCGGAGGATTATGCCAAAAACCTATCCATTCACTTTTATACACAGTTGGCTTCTTGTAATACATAGATAGCTGTTCAAAATCGTCTTCTGTCATGGTATTAAGCACTTCTGATTCAGTACAAAATATCACACCTTCTTTAGGGAGAGGAAGAGAGAGGCGAAAACACATTTGTCCTCGATATAGTCTTGCTTTTTCTAATGGAATCTCTATTTTGACACCATTAGAAAAAGCAAATACTTTCATCTTTAATGGTGCAAGATTCCAAGAGAAAGTTCTTTCAATAAAATCATCAACTATTATTCCATTAGGATCATGTAAATCCTTTAATTGTTCATATACATATTTCCATCCTGAATTATGAGATGGAAAAGTTATCCATCTAGATAAATCTAAATGTTTTGGATTAGACTTCTTAGCAATTATTTTCCAATCTCTTTCATCATGACTTTGACATTTATATGCATGTTCTGTGTTTAATATTTCATTAGTGTATGCGTCAATACTATTTGTATTACTTGTTTTAGTGGTATCATTAATGGTAATATTATCTTGTATTGTCATAATTAATAATTAATAATATTTTTCTCCAAAGAAAAATATTTTGTCATTTTTTCCCTTTGTATTTTACTTTTGTATTTTACTTTTTGCCTCTTTTTGAGCATTTAACTTGTGTCTTGTCAACAACTTGCGTACGGTGTTCAAATTCCTTATAGATCTCATCGATTGTTCTCTTATCGTGAACAACTTCTTCTATGGCTTTTTTCATATCATCCTTCTTTAATTGCTTCTTCTTCTGCACACTATCAATATAAAACTTCAATTCTCCGTGAGAATATTCTTTTATTCTATGAACATTTAACATAGATTCAATCTCTTCCATATATGCATCTGTAACAGATTTTAACTTTTTACCAGTTTCTTTGACTTTCTTTAGTTTATCAATCATGATAACATATGAACTACACAACTTTTCCAATTTAGCTTGTGCTCCTTCATCGAACTCTCTGTATTCAGGTTCTTGAAGATCGTCATCAACTGTGTCATAGTCAGCTTGATCCCTAGCAACGTTAAATGAATAATCGTTATTATTATCATTATCATTACTATTATCATTGTTATTATCATTATTATCACTAGCATAGTCTTCTTCATATTCCTCTTCATAATCTTGAACTTGTGGTGCCCTACGGATTATTTTCGACATGATTTTAAAAGCAATATAGTTTTATTAAGAATTATATTTTTATTGTTCTTTATTTTTTATGCCTTTATTATTCAGTCCATTTCATAATCTTGTAATTCTGTTCCAACAGCAGGTAAAGAATCAGGAAGTGATGCGAAAATTGCATCATCACTCTCTAAAAATGTATCTTCATCGTCATATTCAATATTTTGAGTATTTTCAGCCTCTTCAGCACCGCCATCATAATCATCATAAGGATCAATATCCTCTTCAGCCTCTTCAGTAGTTTTAGTCTCTTCAGCACCTCCATCATAATCATCATAAGGATCAATATCCTCTTCAGTATTTGTAGTCTCTTCAGCATTTTCAGCCCCGCCGTCATAATCATCATAAGGATCAATATCCTCAGAATATTCAAGATCAGAATACTCATTAGTATTTTCAGTATCAGCAGATCCTCCTGCGTAGTCAATCGAGTCCGGTAAATCAGCAATTTGATTATATTCCTCTTCTGTCATGCTCTTCTTTCTAGAGGATCCACCTACGTAGTCAATCGAGTCAGGTAAATCAGCAATTTGATTATATTCCTCTTCTGTCATGCTCTTATTATTTCTCTTCTTTTTAGAGGAGCCTCCTGCGTAATCAATCGAATCAGGTAAATCAGCAATTTGATTATATTCCTCCTCTGTCATTCTCTTATTATTTCTCTTCTTTCTAGAGGATCCACCTACGTAGTCAATCGAGTCAGGTAAATCAGCAATTTGATTATATTCCTCTTCTGTCATGCTCTTATTATTTCTCTTCTTTTTAGAGGAGCCTCCTGCGTAATCAATCGAATCAGGTAAATCAGCAATTTGATTATATTCCTCCTCTGTCATTCTCTTATTATTTCTCTTCTTTTTAGAGGATCCACCTGAGTAGTCAATCGAATCAGGTAAATCAGCAATTTGATTATATTCCTCTTCTGTCATTCTCTTATTATTTCTCTTCTTTTTAGAGGAGCCTCCTGAGTAGTCATTATAGTCATTATAGTCATTATAGTCATTAGAGTCTGTAATCTCTTCCTCAATATTACTTGTAGCTTCAGATTCATCTATCTCATTCAAGCGACTCTCTTCTGAATCTTCAGAATAATCAGAATCGTAATAAGGATCGTTAATATCAAATCGACTTCTCTCGCCAGAACCTGCTTCTTGTTCTGCTCCTTGTTTTTCATCTTCTTCTGCGAGATACGTATCATAATCAATACAATCAGCTAATAGAATATCTTTGTTTTTATATTTTTCCATACCTTTTCGTAAAATGATTGTAATTACAGGTAACATAACATTATATGCATCTTGATCATCGACAGTTGTAGCAAAAAAACTGGATATTGTACAAGATACAACATATATAAATCTCTCATCAAGTGACATTTTATTAAACTTTCTTTCATTCTCTCTGGCCTCTCTGGCCTCTTGGGCTTTTTTTTTTCTAATAATACTTTGCTTTGGTTCTTCTACAGGGTCTTCTTTTGTTTTGATTTTTGGTTCTCTTTTAACTGATGCTTTTAATGGCTTCTCTTGCTTCTCTTCTATTGGCTCTTCTGTTCTGTGTTGCTTTTCTTGCTCTTTAGGATTCATTTCATCACGAAGTTTAATTTTGTCAGCAAATGCTTTTTTAACAGCATCTAAATGACGCTCAGTTATTGCATCTTTACATAAGTTAATTTTATTATTAATATTATCTATATTTTCCTTATGGCCTAGGCTTACATCAGCACGAGAGATATATTTTACGACAAGTTGAGTTGTTTCGGCATTTGCTGGTAACTTATGAGTTTTTTCGTTCATCATTCTCTCTTTTTCTGCCGCACAACATGCATTAATGTTTCCATCATCAGGGGCAGTAATAATTCGAGTTATTGGACATGATTTAATATTAACTCCTGAAGATCCTTGAGATCCTGAAGCATGACAAATACCACACTTAATCGGTGCTTTTTTTACTGGTGTATCCATATATGTTCTCCTAATAATTTAACGTATATTATTATTCAATATTTTATAATACGAAATTTTTCTCTATTATTGATTCTATTATTGATTCTTTATTCTTTCGTATTTTAATACTATGCTGTCCACTGTGTCGGGTCAGGCACTTTAGCTCTCGGTAACGAATCCATCAATTTAAAATAATGCGAATGAGCATTATTTGCGGTTTTCTCTGACCAAGATATTGACATTTCTGAACTTATGTCTACAGGAACATTATTATCTAATGAATTAGACGCAATAGGAACTGCAGGACTAGATGGATCTATCTTAAATTCCTGATTTTTAAATAAATAATCAGGAACAGTTATATGTTCTGGTGCATAGTCTCTAAAATTCTCTAATTCTAACTTTAATTTCTTAGAAATGTCCTTCGATATTTTATCAGATTGCTTAAATTTATATTCATTATAAGATTTTAACCCTTTCTTTAAAGTATCTAATACTCTTCTTTGATCCGTTTGATCCTTTTGATTATTTGGTTGAGTATTTGGAGTATTCGGAGTATTCTGGCTTTGATTAGATAATATTCCAAAAGCCTTAAAAGTCTTAAAAGCCTCGAAAGTCTTTTGCAAGGAGGCTTTTGGAATATTATCTCCCATAAGCAATAATATAACAATAGCAGTTACTAAAAGAAATGTATACATATTAATGAATTAATATGGTAATCACGTATATATAATATGGATATAAAAGACAATATAAAATTGGCCATTGATTCAGATGCTGACTTACAAGAAGATATAAAAATTGGTATATATTGCATGGAAAAAGATGAAGATGACATATTAGAACAATGGATATTACATCATTCAAAAATCACATCTCTAGAAAATATTCATATTATTGATAATATGTCAACATCTGCGAAGACGCATGAGATATTACAAAAATATATATCAAAAGGATTAAATGTATGCTATGAGAAAGATTATAAACAAAAAGGCACATTAATATATAATCTAATAAAACGTAGTAATCCAGATATAGCAATACCGTTAGATCTAGATGAATTTATTTATCCTTTATCAAGAACGGAATCAATAAGAACATTAACAAGTACTACTAATGCGAGTAGTACGAGTAATGCTCGCAATGATATAGCAAGAGAAACAAAAAGAATACTTTATAGACTTTACATAGATTACAGAGATTACAATACTACTACTGGTAACAATACTACTAACAATACTACTAATAATACTAACATTAGCAGTGGTCGTTTTGCATTTAAATATTATTTGACAAGTGAAAACGATAAATTATATTACAACGATCCTATAAGTGAAATAACTAAGTTTTCAATCGTTGATTTAAAATCACATAACAAAAAATTCTTCATAGCAAAGTGCTTGACAGGACTTGATCATGGACATCATACAGGAACAGTTGCAAATAATTCTACGGAATATACTGAAACAGACCTAATACTTGTCCATTATCATTTTAGAGGTATACTTAAACTTATAGAGAAATGTAGGAATGATATCAGGGGACTCAAAATAGTTAAAAATATTGACAACGTATCAGAACTAAATACAAAGATATCACAAAATGTTCCCGGATCACATAACATAAAGACATATAGAGACTTTTTACTTTATGGAGCATATTATTTTACTAGTTTTGTAACTTAATCGTATTTATTTTAGTCTTGTCTATAGGACAGGAAGTTTCTTCAATTGCATACCTAAAACATGTACCATTCTCATCTACATAATTAATTTTTCCAACATTAAATGGTGTCGGATATTTAATAATTGTTTCTCTTTCTTCTACAGTAACATAGGCATATATTAATCCAATCGCAAGTGAAATTAAGAAATAATACGGATCTATAAAGTCAAGCATACTTAATAATACTCAATAAAAGATTCTTATATATAATTATCTTTTATAATCTTTCATAATCTTTTTTCAATCACTTTTTTAAATTTTTCAAAATTCGCAAGATTAAGTTTAAACTTGGGCATCGGCTCTTGAACTGGCTTTGGCTTTGGCTCTTGAACTGGCTTTGGCTTTGGCTCTTGAACTGGCTTTGGCTTTGGCTCCTCTTCTTCCTCTTCCTCTTCCTCTTCCTCTTCCTCTTCCTCTTCCTCTTCCTCTTCCTCTTCCTCTTCCTCTTCCTCTTCCTCTTCCTCTTCCTCTTTTACTGGCACTTTTAGCACTACTGGTGCTTTGACTACTATTGGTGCTTTCAGGACTGGTTCTGGTGCTTTCAGGACTGGTTCTGGTGCTTTCAGGATTGGTTCTGGTGCTTTTACAGGCACTACTGAGGCTTTTGTTATTGGCTCTTTTGTTATTGGCTCTGTGGCTTTTATTAATGACTCTTGGACTACTGGTACTACTGGTACTACTGTAGATGCGGAAGCTGGAGGTATCATTGATGTAAGTTTTAATTTTAGCTTTGATGCATCAAATTTAAATTGTGGAAATTTCTTTTCTTGACTAACAGTCGTGGGCTGGCTACTTACAGAAGGTTGGCTACTTACAGAAGTTTGGCTACTAACAGAAGGCTTACTAACAGTAGCTTGGCTACTAACAGAAGTCTTACTAACAGATGATTGATTGAAAATACTAACACGTTTGCTCACAACAGGCTGACTCTTTTGACTTTGCTGACTTTGAAGTGTTGATAAATCATCAATAACAATCTTTGCTTTTGGTTTTACCTGTTTTTTAATTTTAGGGATATGCACATCTTGTTCAACTTTTGGTATTAGATTGCTAATATACTTTTCTAATTTAGACATGTATTCTTTTTTCTCATCTATAATCTTATCAATATCCGGATTGGATGCGAGTGTTTTTGGTTCTAATTTACCTGTTAGTATTTCATAGTTTTCATCATCTAAATCATTTTTGTAATCATCAATAATTTTGTTGCATAATATAATTATGTTATTATAAATAGTTAAAATACTTGATTCCTTTGAATCACTTGATTCCTTTGAATCTTCGGAAGATTCAGCTTTTTCTAATGTTTTAGTTAATTCTTTAAATTTTTCTATATCTTCAATAAAAGTTGACATTGGTATCCTATATATTGTCAATAAGATAATATTTTGATTATCATTAATAAATATTTTTATTAATTATTAATTATTAAACATTTTTTATATAATTACGATAATCGAAAGGAATAACAATTTTATTTTCATGATAATATTGACATGATTGTTTTTCATATATTAAAGTCGTAGATGTATCAAAAGTGTAGTTCTTTGTAAGATACGCAAAAAAGTTCTCATCAATAGATCTATATTCAAATCCAAACAAATTTAAACTGGTATCTTGAGCTCTAAGTATAAATGCAAAATAATCATCAACAAAGTCATCCAGTGTCATATAATCAATATACTTATAGGGAGAAGTAATTATAGATCCGCCTCCATATAATGAATGTGCCGTTTTCAATATCGAGACCTTTAATTGTTGTTTTCCATAAATACACATGTGCAGTATTAGCAGTATTAGTAGTATTAGTAGCAATAAAATTACTATCATGTTCAGTAATAGGAGAATCTAGATCTCTATAAACAATGTTGTCTGCATGATAGTAATCAAATATTGAGATGTATTTCAATCCCAATAAGAAATACATTTCACCTACGTTTTTTGAATACTTATCGAAATAATGCGGATAATCTTGAATATTTGGAAATTTCCGAATAGTTAAAATATTTTCCTTATTATGTAGAAATCTTTTTACCTTCCAATGTATATATTTATCTTCATCAATATCTACTTCAACATATAATACTACCTTAAATGTCGGTAAATATTTTCTAACATTGTTTATCCATCGTGTAATATTTGACATATAAATATTGTATGTTTTTTTCTTTGATTTTTGGATACGTAAAGGAAATTCTCTCTACTTATGTCTATTTAGGTTCTTATTTAATTCTTTTCTCCATATTATAATTTCTACAAAGAAAGAATATTAGTAACTAGTACTTATTAGCACTTATTAGTACTTATATTGGCCTAAAAAAGAAATTTCTATATAATTGGATCTTTTCGTCACCAATCGGCGCATTTGCGACCTGTTCAAATGTTTTACCCATCAAACACTGATAAATAAAATATAATGAATACACTCCACAATTATATGTATCATATTGATGACGTATTTTATTACATTTCTTCTTTAGGACTATTCCGGTACATTTTTCAACTTGATTTTTAATTCTAACAATTAGTTTCTCAATTCTGGCAGGTGGTGGACATTTTCCAACAGAATCAAAAAAACCGATATAACCTGCCTTTATATCCAAAAACATGCTTACCCAATGAGATCCACTCTGTTTACTATTATCCATATTAAATACAAATCCTACCTTAGTTTTACCTCTTTTAAGTAATGAACAAGTATCTAATCTAGCGTAAGAATCGATCACATCATCAAAATCAATTGGAACTGATCCCATAAACGTAAACTCTTCATACTCAGCTTCAAATTGTCTGAGTACTTTATTAATATCAGATGTTTTTAACCATGCTGTATCTCCTTTTGGAATAAGTGGTTTATAGTAATCAAGGAGATCTATATCTTTTAAATATTCCGAATTTAACCAACACAATTCAGATCCTGAACATATCTTTTTATCTATTTTTGTATCTATCTGTTCCCATAAGTCATTAATGTCGCTAACAGATGTATCTATAACAGTTTTTCCATATTTTTTATTAATTTTATTAGCAATATTAATTAGTGAAACCTTATCTAAACAACCACCACCATGACTGTTTTGCCTCGCTGGAGCACAAAATAATTTACTATCTAGAGTATTTAGAGAGTTTGAAGTCATTTACTTATACTATTTACAGAGATTTTTGATGGGGGACGAACGTTCCCCATAACCCCCTCGCTTAGTAATTTTTGGTAACATGTTTATAAAATTTTGGTAGTTGTAGAGCTATCTTCGGCAAGGGGGCTATGGGGGACGTCCCGTCCCCCAAGCATTTTATTATTATAATTATCCTTTAATGCACATGCAATCACACATAATATAAAAATAGGTATGATGAAATTGAATGCAATATATGTATAATTTAATTTGCTCCACACAAGTGTATCCATTATTCTCTGTTGAAATTTAAAGCTAGGATCAATTAATGCAACCATTGCTTTGTAGTTTTGTATCTTTCTTAGTCTATATATAGACTAAGAAAGATACTACTAATTACTGTCTCTTCTTTGTTTTTTGTCTTTTCTTTGTCTTTTCTTTGTCTTTTCTTTGTTTTTTCTTTGTCTTTTCTTTGTCTTTTCTTTGTTATATCGTTTGTGATGTTTGGCTTATTAATTCATCACACTTTATTGAAAGTTCTCTAAATACTAATTTGAAATTATTTGTTAGTTCATCAAGTTGTCCTTGAACTTCATGATCTTGAGAATATGTCTTTTTTAATCCGTTTAATCCAGTTGTTTCATTAATATAAATATTCTCAATGTTTGTCTTGAGACGCCCAAGAGAAAGAATAGTATTCTCAATTTGTGTTTTGTCATAGCGATTGCTTTCTATAAAGATTATACTGTTATAATCGTGAATTAATTTATTTATATCACTTATAAGAAGTTGTAGGCCATCTAATATATCTTTTCGTGTTTCTCCAGCCATTTTCCTTATAAGTGACGTATATACAGGAATATAAGTTCTAATAAAGACATTACCATTTTTAAATACAGGATATTGGTTTTCCTCTATGCGTCCTATAATATTAAGATTAATCAAGATATTTTTAAGACGTTGATCAATTGTAGACATTTCTCTCTTTTTGTACTCTCTTTTGTAATATATTATACTATTTTATTTTTGAGTACTTTTTTATTTTGAGACTCTCTCTCTTTATTGGTATCATTGTGTCCAAAAATCCAAAGAAGAGTTAAAAATGAAAAATATTTTAATTTATTTATTTTTAATATAGCAGGTACAGTGTTGTATATTCACTATGAGTCAGAATGAAATTGTGTATGAAACAGATACTTTTAAAGTTCTTGATAAATATTTTCTAGGTACTGATCAAAAATCAAAGGCACGTTTAACTGCACATCAACTAGAATCAATGAGAAATTTTTATGATGTTGTGATTCCAAGTATTATTGAACAAAATAGTCCAATAATATGTCCAAAGCATTCTTCATGGAATGAAGAAAAATCAAGATATGATGAATGTATTGAGATTAATATTGAAAATGTAGAAATATCTAAGCCAACATGTCAAGAGGCAGGAAAAATCATCAATTTATATCCTTTTCATGCAAGATCAAAAGAGTTATCCTATTTAGCAGATGTTTATGTAAGTATTAATCAGGTTTACAAACGTTATAAGTCAAAAGATAGCGATGCTATTGAAGAGTTCTATAATACGATTGAATCAAGCATTGAACCATCTACAGATAAAAAAGATCACAAAAGCACTTTAACAAGAGTGCTTTATACAGCAGTTCCTGTAATGTTGAAATCAAAATATTGTAATTTGACAGATTCTAATGGTGAATGGCTATCTGACAAAGAGCTCATTGAAAAAGGTGAATGTCCTTTTGACAAGGGTGGTGAATTTATTATTAATGGCGGTGGTAAGATGGTTATATCGCAAGAACGAATAGCTGAAAACACAGTATACGTTTTCCCTCCAAATAAGAACAATATCCAAAAAGTTCTTCTAGAATGTGAAATTAAATCATCTATTGATCAACGTTTTAATGCTATACAACAAACAAAAGTTCTTCTGTATGCTAAAGATATGAGAATTAAAGTACGTTTGCCTTTTCTTAGACAACCTGAACAAGATATAGATCTTTTTGTGCTTTTTAGGACTCTTGGGATTATGAATGACAAAGATATTTTTAATCTGTGTCTTGGAGATTATATTAATGATAGCAGATTTACAGATCTATTGAAAAAATCTGTATTGAATATCGATGAGATTGGCCTTACGCAAGAAGATGCTTTAAATATGTTGAAAGGCTCTCTTAAACAAACTTTTGGATCACCAGCGAATTCGATGAATATACTTCTTGAGAATCTTGATAAAAGTTTTCTACCACATTGCGGAACTAATAGGTCATACAAGAACAAGGCTATCTTTTTAGGCTACATGGTAAACAGATTGTTCCTAGCATATTTCCAGATTCGACCATATGAAGAACGTGATGATTATAAGAATAAACGACTTGATGTTTCTGGAACGCTTATAACAAAGATTTTTAGAACAAATAATATTCTTCTTGTTAAAGAGCTAAAGAAACGTACTATGGAGATCATTAATAGCCCAAGTGCTACAGGTATTCAGGTAAATAAGGATATTATGAAGATTATTAAGTCAAACATTATTGAATCACGAATTAAATACGTTCTAAGTACTGGTAATTGGTCAACACAAAAGAATAAAGATTCTACTGGTGACAAAGGTGTTGCTCAAGTAACTAGTAGAATTGGTTACTATGGTATGCTTTCACATGCTCGTCGTGTTCATTCTCCTCTTGATAGTTCTGGAAGTAAAATTATTGGCCCTCGTAAATTGCATATGACTCATTATGGCATGTGTTGTCCAAATGAAACTCCTGAAGGTCAGCAAATTGGTGTTTTAAAAAACTTATCAATGCAATGTGAAATTAGTATTAGTGAATCTTCATCACCAGTCGAGTATGTATTGAGACGTATTAAGAATGTTACATTCATTGACTCTTTATCTCTCTTGTCGACTATTTCTTCTTCTGAAGACTCAAGAGACTCTTCTGGAGACTCTTCTAGAGACTCAAGAGAAGAGTCAGCAATATCTATTGTAAACAGATCTTGTCGCATACTATTAAATGGTAACTTGATCGCAATTTGTAATGACAACGAAGCAGAAAGCGTATACACTTTCCTGAAAATGATGAAACGTCATCAAATTATTAGTAAATACACTTGTATTACGTGGAACATTTTATGGAAAGAGATTATTATTAAGACTGATGGAGGACGATATATTAGACCATTGTACATTGTTGATGGAGATAGTCTTCTTATTAAAAAGGAAAACATTAATGATGTATGGGAAAAACATTTCGAGAGTCATAAGCAACAACAATCTGATAAGTATACTATAACAAATGGTGCTGTTATTGAATATATGGATTCGCTCGAAATAGAAAATAGTTGTATTGCTATGTCTTATGAACATTTAATTGAAAATGCAAAAGCACGAGCTGAAGGACGTCCTTATGTTAATTATAGTCATTGTGAAATACATCCTCTAATGATGTTAGGTATTGTTGCTCAGATGATTCCTTTTTCTGGTCATAATCAATCTCCCAGAAATATTTATCAATCTTCCATGGGTAAGCAAGCAATTGGATGTTATTCGACGAATTACAATTTACGATTTGACACTGTCGCACATGTGCAGGTATATGTTTCACGACCTCTTGTAGAAACACGTACAACAAGATATACACTTCTAGATAAGCTTCCTCATGGACACAATATTACTATTACGCTTCTTGCTGATGCCGATAATGAAGAAGATGCGATTGAAGTTAATGAGGATTCTATAAACAGAGGACTTTTTAACACTATTCATTACAAGACATATATAGATGTCGAGGTTAAACAGAAATCTTCGACGGCAAATAGTGAAGAGTTCAAAAATGCTAAAAAGATTGACGATATTATCAATAAGAAAGACCCAGAATGTTACGATAAGATTGATGACAATGGTGTACCAATTATTGGAGCTTATCTCGATGAAGATGATATAGCGATAGGTAAAGTTATAAATTTGAAAGATCCAAATCAAAATAACAAACGTTTAAAAGATGTTAGTACAGTTATTAAGCATGATTGTGGATATGTTGATAAAACCATTCCTTATCCAAGCAAGAATGGTTATCTAAGTCAACTTGCTGAGATTGATAATATAGATGGTGCCGGAAATAGATTTATTAAGGTTAAGATAAGTGACTTCAGAAAACCAGAAGTTGGTGATAAATTTGCATCAAGACATTCACAAAAAGGTGTTATTTCTCGAGTTAAAAAGCAATGCGATATGCCTTTTGATGAAACTGGTATTACTCCTGATATTCTTATGAATCCTCATGGTATTCCATCTCGTATGACTAACGGAAAGTTGAATGAAATATTCTGTGGCACTATTGCTGTTGCTGAGGCTCGTTTTCAAGATGGTACGCCATTCATGAAATTTGATTATGAATCAATGAAAAAGAAACTACGTGAGTTTGGTTATGATGAATACTCTAATTGTGTTATGTATAATGGAAAGACTGGACGACAATACAAAGCACAAATGTTTAAGGGTATGGTTTACTATCAACGTCTTAAGCACATGGTTAAAGAGAAAATTCATTCTCGTGATACGGGGCCTGTTCAGTCGCTTGTTCGTCAGCCTGCCGAAGGTAGATCAAGAGATGGTGGTCACCGTTTTGGTGAAATGGAGCGCGATGTTATGTTAGCTCATGGTGCTCAAAAGATTCTGAAAGAGCGTCTTACTGATTGCTCTGATATATTTGTTCGTAATATTGATAAGACAGGTACATTTATCTCTGCAAACCGCGATACTGGACTATTTCAAGTAGGTACGGAAATTATTCCAAAATATGAAGTGAAAGAAGTGCAAATTCCTTATGCTCTTAATCTAACATTCTCGGAATTATATTCTATGGGCATTAAGATAAGTATCTTTTGATGCTTAATGTTTTTTTAATTCATTCCATAAACAATACCAACAATTTGGTATTTTATTTGAATCAATAATATTAATCTTATTCAATTCTTTGTCAATATAAAGAATTGAATCTATAGATTCATGATCTACTTATTAACTTATCATCTATATAGATATTACAAGATTGTATCAAATTATTAGACATTATTTATATATTTATTAGAAAGTTATTTTTATAATATTATTTTATTAGAAATTTATTTAAATTTCTCATGCTATATGCTCTATAATGCCCTATAAATGCATAAATAAAAGTCCTATAATTAGCATAGAAAAAAGTTTTTCATAATGAACGCGTATGCTAAATGCTCTATAAATAAAAAGTCCTATAATTAGCATAGAAAAAAGTTTTTCATAATGAACGCGTATGCTAAATGCTCTATAAATGCTCTATAAATAAAAAGTCCTATAATTAGCATAGAAAAAAGAGTTTTTCATAATGAACGCATATGTTATATGTCCTATAATGCTCTATAATGCTCTATAATGCTCTGTAATGCTCTATAAATACTCTATAAATACTCTATAAATGCTCTATAAATGCCTATAATTATTCTTATAGAACTCATATATCATCTCGAAGAGAGTGTCGTTGACGAGTTTGTGTTTTTGATCGAGACCATTTAGTCTTATCATGTGTATTCCAACCATCTGGAATTAATCGATCACGAATACGACATAAAGATTCAGTTTGTTCAATTGTAACTTCAGGATCATCCTCTCCTCTGATTTCGCGTCTAAGTAAAGTCAAATTCTTAATGGTTTTTAAATCAAAATCAGAACTTTCTGGATGATCAATTAAATATTGTTGGACACATTTTAACGATCCTCCTATGCCCATGGTTCCAGTCCCTCCATACTGATCAGTCTTGCCTTTATTGGTATTTCGACTTTTAACCTTTCGAATCTGTTTTAACATGCGGTCTTTATGATGAAACATAATTTCTATAAGATATTATCTATTAATAATAATGATCCAGCTAGATATAAAACATGGATTGATAAATGTGGTAAATTACATTCTACAAAGCATAATACTAAAGTTACTATATTACAATTACAAACACACCCACAACCACAATATTCAGTTTCATACAATATTAACACTGTTATAGTGTCCTAGATCATTAAATTCGTTATCACCTTCATCAAATAAAGCACTAATTACATCATAATTTAATATACCAGCATTAATTGCAGTGCTTTCAAATTCTTCTATTTTTTCATTTGTAAAATCTTCTTCAAATATTTTATGCCACTGAACAAAACCACGAAATATTGCATCATCTATTTCACCTCTATTACCAAAATCATAAGTCATATAATTTACAATATGTTTACAAACATCACCATGACATATTATACTTTGTCTTTGCTCACCATCTAATTCCCAAATCTGATCCATTAGTTTTATTAATCTTTTAAATTTTTTATTTATCATTATCATTTGTAAAATACACATATTCTACATATTTATCAGAAAAATTAATTGGTACTAAATCTATAAATTTACCACCGAATTTATAAATTTCTAATAGATCATCATAATCATATTTACGTGCTGATATATTATGTTTAATATAATTTAATATAGTATTGTATAATCTTACATTTGTAATTGTAGTTAACGTTTTTATATCTCCCAAACTTAAATTATCAAATTGTTTTTCAATAACATCAATCGGAAGATTTAACCATTCTAAAGTTGAAGATTGAGATTGAGATTGAGATTGACTTTGAGACATATAGCTATATATAAGAAAATTTCCAAAAATATTGTACGCATCTTTATTTTCTTTATAGAATATATAGAATTCGTAGAACATGAGAAATTTTAGGCATGATAGAGATGATAGAGATGATAGGCATGCCTAAAATTTCTCATGTTCTATGCAATTAAATAAGCATAGAAAAAAATTTATACACAGAATATAGGATTTTTTTATTTCTATAGAAAGAGATCTTTATGGCAGAATATAATATTATATGTGCAGATAGTATAGTGTATCTAAGTGCACAACAAGATAATTCTATTGAAAATTTTGTGACGGGGCTTCCTGATATGAACGAAGTATCAATGACTATTGATAATTATATTAATTTTTTTAGAGATACTGCATATTTGATATTTAAGAAGTTATCTAGATCTGGTTATGCTATTTTTGTTCAAACTGACAGAAAGGTTAATGGAGAATGGTTTGATAAAAGTTATCATTTAACCGACATGGCATATAAAGCTGGCTGTAAATTAATGTGGCATAAGATAATTCTTCAACGAGAGGTTGGTAAGATACACTTGCAAAGACCCACTTATTCGCATGTTTTATGTTATTCTTATACTAACAAGCCCGGAAAAGCATTCGAAGATGTTTTGCCAATAGGAAGTAAGATATATGAAAACGCTACACCTTTAAATATTGCAGAAAAATCTATAGATTTTATATTATCATCACATTCGGAGAGAAAAGTGGTTGATCCTTTTGTAGGAAGAGGCACAGTTGGTATAGTATGTCTTGAAAAATGTATAAAATTTCTTGGAATAGATATTGACAAAGATCAGTGTGTGTTAACAGAAAAGGCTCTTGAACAAGCCTCATCTAAAAATAAAATATCAAAGAAGATTACTTGCAAATTGCTCAAAGTAAAGCACTGAAAAGCCTAAAACGCACTGAAAAACACAAAACATCAGAAACATGGGATCCCAAAAACGGAGGAGAGCGTCGAAAATATTTTACATGGGTGCGATCGTCGATTGACATGGCAAACGTGTATATAACGTATATAACGTATATAACGTATATAAAAATTATTTAAAAATTAAAATATTCGAAAAAGTAGAATACTTACCATTTACGTAAAGAGAAATAGAAGAATGTCTATTTATTATACAGTTGATCAATCTGGTAAAGTGACTTTTAATAATAGTTCTATGCATATTTTAAATAATATTGTCAGTGATTATCTAAGTGGTAAAAACAATGAAAGAACTCTTTCTGCACAACTAACAGAATATCAATATTCTGATGATGCGAGTGTAAGTGTACAAGAATCTGAATATATTGAATGCATCTTTAATGAATTGTTTAAATACAATTCATTAAAGAGTAATGTAAATCGTTGCATTATATGCAAAGTGGATATGGGAGAATGCAATCCACGACAGTATTGTTGTAAAACGTATTGTCCTTATAGTACTCTTGATAATAAGTAATAAGTTAAGAAGAAGAAGAAGTAAAGTAATTCAATCTATTAACTGGTTCATAAATATCATTACCAATTAGTTCAATCTCTGTATCACTAACAAGGCGCTTTGTAAAAGCGCATTCTGTTTTTGATTTTTTATCTAACGCTTTTAGATGAACAATATCTTCTACTAAAGGCACTAAAAGACTAATAGTGTTAAAAGGTTTTCTATCAGATGTTCCTGAAAGGCCACTAACATACACATCATGACCACAATTAGCTAAATAATCACATATTTCAGCACCATCTGTATAAAACTGTATTTCATCAATAGCAATAATATCGTAATTGTTAACGTTTATAGTTTTAATAGTTTCTCCAAGATTATTCCCACATGATTTAATCGCATTTGTACTTCTATCAGAAATATTGTCACGTGATACTATATTGTCTGAATCTGTAAATCTATTATCTTTATAATACTTAATACATAAGGCATTTTTACCAACAGATTGACCTCTTTTTATTAATCTCAATAATTCAGTTGTTTTACCTGAAAACATGGGTCCGATAATTAATTTGATCGATCCGCGGTAACTTGATGCCATTTCTTTATATATTCTTTTTATTATTTATTAATCTTATTAATCTTATTAATCTTATTAATCATTTTTTTATCAAAGTGAATAGTAAGTAGTAGTATTATTAAGAGTGCTCGAGTAATGCTTTTAATTTCTGAATGGTCCAGACATGGCGTAAGAACCTCTGATAGCAATACAGCGCTCTTTACCCTTTGTGCCATCCTTGTATGTAATACCCTTCCATTGACATAAGTCATTTTGTTTCAAACACGCCGCTTGAGTTGAAAGTCTTCGGCATTGTCCTTTTCTAGACTTTGGTCGTGCACCACTTGCAGGTGCAAGTCCATACTTCTGTCTATACATGGGAGCGAGCGCGGCCATAACTTCTCTGTGAGGAACATTTGGGTGACTAGCCTTGTAACCAGCCATATTTTCTTTGACAAACAATTGCCATCTGTTAAGAGGACGACCAGTTTTACTAAGTTGCGACATACTGTTGCTTATTATTTAGGTGAGTATATTATGTGTATAAGAAAACTTTTCTTATAATTCTATTTCTGATAACAACAATACCCAAACTGCTGTAAAGAGTTCAAATATAAATATTATGAATGACTTAATGTAAGAGAACATTCTAAATATTGTTCTATATAATGAGAAAATACTTTTTATGGGTGGGGGACAGCTTGGGGGCGAACGTCCCCCATAACCCCCTCGCTTAATAACTTGCTGGGAATGTTCCTAGATCTTTGTCAGAATGTTTCCAAGCGAGGGGGTTATGGGGGACAGCTGTCCCCCGAGCGAGGGGGTTATGGGGGACAGCTGTCCCCCGAGCGAGGGGGTTATGGGGGACAGCTGTCCCCCGAGCGAGGGGGTTATGGGGGACAGCTGTC